CAAAAGACTCAACTGCTTTAGCAAGAATATTTAAGCCAACAGCAATTGCAACGAATCCCACTCCAGACAACACACCAGTAGGTGGCATAGCATTCATAGCTAGAACCATAAGTAATAGGCCACCAGCCACACCAACAAGACCCTTACCTAATTCACTCCAAGACATCTTTCCAAAAGACTCAACTGCCTTAGAAAGAATATAGAGTGACGCAGCCATAATACCCATAGTAATACCAGTTCTTACAAGTGCAGTAGGATCTGCATTAAGTAGGTTTACTGCGGTGACCATAATTGCTAAACCACCAGCAATACCAACTAATCCCCTACCTATTTCACTCCATGACATTGTCCCCATGATTTTCATAGCAATTGCAAGAATTAACATAGCCGAAGATAACGCTATTAATATAGCGCTTAAACCACTCAGCTTAAGTATGCCTCCTGTGCCAGCGCTCTTTTCCATAAGAGTCATCATAACAAACAACTCACCAAAGCCTACAGCCATTGCTGTAAGTGCCTTTGTAAGACCAGCTGAGTCAATAGTTGCTAGTAATGCAATAGAGACTGCGAGAATAGCTACAGCAGCAGCAATCTTAAGAAGTGCTGAAGCTTTTAAGTTTGTCTGCATAGCTTTAAGTGAACGAGTAAGGCCACTAAGAGTGGAGTTAACCTTAGTGACTAAACCACCACCGAAACCAAACTTAATGCCTCCTGATAGAAACTTACTAAGCATAACAGTTATTCCACCAAGAAGACCTACGTTAATCACGTCAATTGCTGAGTTGAAGTTAGTCTGTTTAAGTGCTCCTGCAATGTTTTGACCAAGCGTTGAGAACCAGTTTGAAATATAACCCCATACACCATCAAGGAAGTGAAACACACCTTGAAGTTTACTCATGACTACGTCCCATGCGCTAGCAACATGACCCGCTGCACTTGAGATTGAGTCAAATTTCTTAGTAACGTTATTGGCACCAGCACTACCGGCCGCAGCAAAGAACGTTAATAATTTACCAATGATCGTGTCAATAAACTTAATTGGTATAACTAAAATCTTACCAAGTTCTACAAAGAACGCATTAATCTTTCCGCCGTCAACTAAGAATTCCTTAAGATGAATAAGAACGTTTGCGATGCCGACACCAAAATCAAGAACGCCACTACCTGCTGGAGCAATCGCCGCCACAATTTCTTTGATTGTGGTAACAACGCCCTTAAATATAGCCCACCCAATTGAAAGGATAGAGAACAAACCTTCAAATATGGTCTTTAACTTATCAGCAGCAGCCTTACTTAGAATTAAATGTTCTGAGAAACTACGGATGGCTTCAGATATGGTTAAGATAGTCAAAGTAAGATTTGTCGGGAATATTTCAGAAAATGCAGACTTAATGGTCCCCAAAACTTGAGAAAAGCCCTTGAACGCGTTTTCCATAGCAGAACCAAGGTCTGGCATTGCTAAACCAGTAATTAGATCACTAATTTTAATCTTACCAAGCGTCTTAATAATACCGTCTTCGGCAGATTGTCTAACCTTAAGAAATGAACCAATAAGTGGCTGTAATGAAGCATTAACGTTATCGATAACAGGAGTCAAAGAGTTGAATAAATCTCTTTGCTGCAACTGTTCTGGTCCAAAATAACTTGCGCCCAATCGAGACATTGCTGCGTGCATGTTATCGAGTGAACCAGCATACGTTTTGTTAGCATCTGTAGCATGCTTACCATAAGCGGCGTCCATAGCTGCGGCAAACGACTTGTAGTCCAGCGTGCCTTTAGTCGCCATTTCATGAACTTGCGCTTCAGTTTTTCCTGTTTGCTTAGCATATGCGGCGGCGGCGTTAAGACCTCTTGTAGCAAACTGTTGGAGGTCCATGTTAGTAATTCTACCACTAGCGGCAGAAGTAGTGAACAAATACGCCATGTCACTATAGGCAGTACCAGTCATTGCCGCAGTTCCTGCGATGGCTCTAAGTGACGAAGTCATGTCTGACCCAGCAGAAATACCTGATGCGGCAAACTGGCCAGCGGCCTTAGCTGCGTCACCCAGACCATATGCAGTTCCCTTAACAGCATCAAGGGAGTTCTGCATTACTTCTTTAACGTTGGTCCCAAGACCTTCGAACTGGAACTGTGCTTGAGCGATGTTACTTGCCCTTGTACGACCACCAGAAATTAATGGTTGAAGAATATCAGTACTAATAAATGTCTTACCAAAGTTTATGACACCATTAGTAAGATTCTGAATAGCACTGAAACCAACAGCGCCCATTGAATTGAACTTACTACTGATGTTATCGACGCCAGCAGCAAGAGGAGCTAAATCTACACTATTAGCTGCGCCACTTAATGCCCCAAAACCCTTAGCCGCTCCAACTTGTGAAATCTTTGTGTCTAACTTATCGAGATTGGCAAGAGTGGCCGAAATATTCTTCTCGAATTGTGCATTATCAAACTTGAGTGAAATAACGCGGTCATCAATTGTACTCATCCAGTCACCTTCTTCCATATCTCGTTAGCTATTTGGTCAAATAATGGTTGCATTGCTAAGTTTACAAAGTCATTTGGTCTAACATATCCGCCAGTTCCAGTTCCGTGGCCATAAGAAAGTAATATAACTACTGAGATATTACCTTCAATATCTTCATTAAACCACTCAATTCCTGGGCCATAAGAATCTTGTGTAATTCTATAACCCCAAGAATGTTCTAGAAGTCCACTATCAACAGGTGTATACTGAATAAGTGCTTCTACACCCATATTTCCCCATTTATCAAGATTGGCGAAAAGGTTCTGGTTTTGCATTCTTTTTAAATATGCTCTTGTTTCCGCATAATTTCCTTTAGACTCTAGACCTATCATGGCGACTCTTTTCTAAAAAAAACTCCCCGGGGTTTTTTATGCTGACGCAGGAGAACCAGAAGGCCCAAGGTCTTTTACAGTTAACTTTTGAGGAAGAATTAAACTTCCACCAGTATTTGTAAAGGCTCCACCACCATTACTAACTTGAACCTTCATGGTAACAGGAGTTCCACCAGCAAGTGTTTGCTGAATGGCTGCAAAAGAATATGCAGTTCTTACGCCTGCAAGTTGAGTCCAAGCACTACTTTCAATAATACCAAGAGTTGGAGAATAAATTGATACGGTTACTGTGGTGTCACCCGTGGTTTCTAAAAGATTTCCTTCAGCACGAATTTCATAAATTCTATTACCGACAGGTGTCCAAGTAACCGACTGTCCAGTAATATCCGTTGGTGTAGACCCAATGCCAGTAACAGAAGGAGTCGATCTTGTATATCCAATAATACCCCAAGGTTCATTCCAAGGAAGATCCCATCGATAATTATTCCAAGTTCGTACTTTATCTGTATCCGTCTCGTAAATTGCTAAGCCTTCTATCGGCATAGTTGGCCGAGTGGTAGACGTACAAATAATTAAACCGCCGCTATACCGCCATGCAGTACCCGTGTAAATATACGTTAACTTAGAGTCAGTCTCAAAGATTTGAGCCCCTGTAGCTGGGGTAGACGGTCGAGTAGTAGATGTACAAACTGTAATACTTGGGCCGGTTGGTCCTGCAGCGCCAGTTGCACCAATTACATGGCCTGCATTAACCGTAGTAGTCCCGTCGCCCTTAGTAAGAATTAAATCGCCAGAACCATTAATGGCGGCACTAATAATCGTATTATTAGCAATTGCGTCCATTTTGGCTGCGGTGTAAACAGTTACTGTAGCCATATATAACCTTTCTAAGAAGTAGAACTAGAGATCGTGTATGTGTTACTATCAATAGTTACAACATTAGCATTACTGATAGTAAATGTGTTAGAGCCAATATCGACTATGTCGCCAGTAACGCTAGAAGAAGCAGTAAATGTGCCGTCGTTATTAGCGACAATGTTTACACGATTCCAGTTATTGATATAATTTATCATATCACTAAAACTTTTAAGTAATGGCGAAGATGAAGAACTTCCGTATAAACTTGTTTCTAGATCTGTTAATAGACTTGCGTTAAATGTTCTTGAGTCAATTACAATGTGCGCAGTTGGCCTGTAGCCTGGATACTCTTGAGGAACGGCACTAATGACCCACTCAAACTCAAGAAGTCCTGCGCTATTTGTATCGGTTAAATATGATTTATCTGAAGGAATAGCTGTGGCGTTGTAGATGATATGAATTTTATAACCTAGCTTTTCACCTAAAATATCATTGCCAACTTTAGTTCTGTAGCATAAATTAAAGGTTTCTGGTGGCTGATTACCAAGAGAAAAACCAGGTCTTACGTCGGAAAAACTTTCTACTCCTGGAAATCTATCTGGATAGGTTACTGCTTTAATGTTTGCAGTAAAATCTCCAGTTACATAAAGATTGTTAATTTTCTTACCATCATAGTAGATGGGTTCAACTGCGGTGTCTGTGTGCTCAACAACAGAAGTTAAACCATTCCATGGAACAGCGGATCCATCGGAAAGATATAGCACGCCTTTGTCTACACCTGTTTCATACGTCTTACTACCAAGTGCGTCCCAAACTAGACTCGCCATGTTNCTCCTTTCATCCTGTTGTACCTAGTTGTGCTTTTCGCTGTTCATTTAAATCATGATACGTTCTTGCAATTTCTTGTCTTGGTCTATTAGTCTCTGGAGAGTTCTTAATGTTACAAATGCGAATCAAAGCAAATAGACGATTAATGTGCCAACATTCACACTCAAAAGGAATAGTGAACGCGACCATCCAATAATAAATAAGCTCAGAAGTGATTATCTCACCTGGACCCCGTTGTGTTGGCATGTCTCCAAACGTAGTAGCAGACTCACTAGAGTCGATGTACGTTTGAATTTCTTTAATGTTGCTATTAGACAACCTTAAAAGGACTTCAGGGTCCAGGTGAGGAGTAATCACCATTGCTTGAATGTAGTCAAAAAGATCCTCTGGGGTTTTCTTATCTGGAGACAAGAAAGGAACCTTGTGTTTCGACTCCCATTTTGACAAAGACAGAAGAGAATGCTCAAACTCGACAGTTACATCTTCAAAATTCTGAAACTCTTGCGTTTCTTCATTAAAAAGTTCTTCACCTTCAATAATGAGTTTGAGCATCTCTTCTCTCCTAGATTAGTAAGGGAACTCCCAGTCGGTAACTTCCAGAGCATTGATGGAGTACAGGTTGCTCGCCGGTCGAGCGTAAACTCGAGTGATCTGACCAGTAGTCATCGCTGTCTGTGCACCAGCAGTAGCCAGCACAGGAGTAGCGCCATTGACACCAATGTAGTATGCCACGCCAGTAAGCGCAGGAATGGTGACCACGTGAGTACCCGTGTTGTAGGTAGGTGGAGTAACCAAACTAATAGCTGTAACTGCCGAAGTCATAAGCGTTACAACTTCATCCGGCAAAGGAAGCCTAGGCGCGGTTGAAGTCCCATACAGAATGTTCTCAAGTGCAGTCAATGAACCAGAAGGAACCTTCGTGGAGTCAACCGTGACTAAAGCAGTAGCCCTTGACCCGTTTGCAGTAGCAATATTGACTGGGTTAGTGCTAATGGTCCACTTAAAGATCATTCCGTCTGGCTTGTCGTTAATGGTGTTATATGCCTTTTGTGCCGGAGCAGCAAATGCTCCATAAATCAGATGTAACTTGTAACCATATGATTCCGCAAGAAGATCGTTACCAATCTTAGAACGGAAAGCCAAACCAAAGGTGGTTCGTGGTTGCATAGAAATAGCCACACCATTGGTTGGGACACTGAGGCCATCGAAAGGACGAAACTCGTCTGGGTACGTGTATGCCTCAATGTCTGCACCAAACTCTTCAATTGAGATAAGGTTCAGATACTTCTGGTTGTCTGCGTAAAGTGCAGTGGCCGCTGCACCAGTAGGCGTTTCAGTAACAGCCGTAAGACCATTCCATGCAACACCGTTGCTGTAGTTACCACTAGCGTCGGGAATATAAAGAACACCGCGGTCAATGCCCGTTTCATACAGGCGCTTTCCAGCGACATCCCAGGTAAGTTGTGCCATTTTCTTCTTCTCCTTTTAGAAGTAGATATTGTATACATCGTGGTTTAAGTTATCAGTAGTAAAAGATCTGTTATAAGTACACATTGGTAAACCAGATACTAAATCGTTTAAAGGCCCATCAGGATCTCCATCGATAATAGTAAGTTGATACCTTTTTGTATGCTTATAAGGTTTTCCATCTGCGAATATAGTTGTTCCAGTAAACCTGTTATAGACAATGCATGGATACTGCATCACTATTGAGGCTGGTGGTTGAAAATATACAGTCGCATAATCTTTTGCTAAATCTAACAAAAGTGCGTGGAGTTCAAGCCGTCGTGCCATTATAAACACCTCCAAGCGTTAAGATGAGGCGGGGGACCCGGACTTCTGCTGCAGTTACAGTCCAGAGAACCCCCGCCCATCTCACATACCTAGCATTAAAAAAGTTATTGATGGCGTATTGATCGGCTACAACACTTATTGAGTTAGTAAATATAACAGTTGGGTTAACCGTAGAACCGGCACTTAAATTGCCAGTGTTACGAATAACATCACCTTGATATGTTAACTCAGTGATCGTGTCATCCCAAATTCCGGAGCCTGGCGGGGTTTCTATTTGTTCACCATAGCCAATTTCTCCATAGAATCTTGCCATCTTAACTCCTCAATACTAGCCCTCGAAGTGGAAGCTCCAGAATGCAGTCTGGTCGCTCGGGATGAAGTAACCCGCCGTGGCGATAGCCGACACGTTGAGCGTGCTGTGAACCGCAATGGCGGACTGTGCACCTGCGGTAAGGGTTGCGCCCGTGTCCGCGTTGATGTACGAGACACCAGTCTTCGTCGGGATAGTAACAACACCGGTAGACTGAACAATGGTCGGGACAGTCGGAGTGACCGCAACATCCGACGAGACAGTGTCCTCACGCAAGACGATGGCAGACTTAAGCCTCGTCAGAGCGCCAGAGATACGCGTCTCAATCAGGTACTTCTGCTGGTTGTAGTCAATGTCGAAGAAGTCGAACAGGTTGACCTGACCACCAGCGGTGGCGCCAACGACATAGTCGACTGGGTTGACAATGATGGCCAACAGACCAGTGGCGTTGTTCTCCATGGCCTCAACCGGAACAATGCTGGAAACGCGAAGAACAGTCGCGATCTCATCAAGGCTCGAGTAAAGCGCACGACCAAGGGTGTCCTTCAGAAGAAGGAACTTAGCAATGGTAGTCTCCGATGCAAACATCGTCGGCGTTCCAGTGCCCTTGTAGGTCCAGCGGTTGGCAATAATTGCGTCAATGATCTCCTGAGCAGTAGAGCCAGCGTCTGCCGTGTTGACGACAACGTTGGTGACATAAAGCTCATGCTCTGACGCAATCGGACGAACGTTCTGCTCGTTGATCTTGTCAGGGTCAGAAATATCACGACCATCACCAATAAGGATAGCGCGTGCAATTTCTTCGTCAAGCATGAGACGCATCTCACCACTCAACCAAGTAACCACATCGAAGTCCGTGATGTCGACGATGTCATCACGGTCAAGCTTCTGCTTCTTATAGATAGTGGTCGGGGTCGTCGTACGCTTGGTCACGTTGAAGAACTCTTCCTTCTTCAGCGCGCCCTTCACGTAACCCTTTGCACGAGCATCAGCCATCGTGAGGTCACCGTTGATGGTCTTAATTCGACTGAATGGGCTCTTGTTGACAGCACCAAGAAGCGCAGCAACCCACTCAAGACGCCGAGTAAGGAACTGCGGCGTGTCGGTGATGTTCGCAACCTCTGGGAAGAGCGAACCGATGTTGTCGATACCGTGTGAAAGCGCATACTCTTCCACGGTGTCCTTAAGCGACCCACCACGAGCGGCGTCTGCAAGGATGACCTTCATGTCGTCGTGAGAAAGAACTGGAGCAGACTCATTTGCCTCAGTGTTCTCGAAAACGTTGTGCTTAATACTTCCCATTTCAGTGCCCTCCTGGCTGTTGTCGTTGTCGGTCTGAGAAAGAGCTTCCCCAACCATCTTGTGAAGCAGTTGCTTCTGGTTATCATTCATTGAGTCGTAGACGTCCTGTGTGTCTGCGTCTTCCATGTTATCATGTTGTGCTGAAGAATCTCCACCATCATCTTCTGATCCAGAAAGAGCTTCGCCAACAAGATAATTAACTACCTGCTTTTGAATGTCAGTCATAGAGTTATAGACGTCTTCGACGGTCTCATCTCCATCATCCGAACCTTCAGCAGCCTCTTCTTCAGGAGTTTCGCTTGCCTCTTCTGCAGCAGAACCTTCAGCTGCCTTAGACGTGACTGCATGCTCAAAACTGAGCCCGGTGTAGATAATCGCCTCATCATCAAGTTCCATTTCATCACCATCTGCGTGACGAATAGAGACGTTGTCAATGATCGCACCAGGATTGGCTCCTGAAAGAACAAGACTAACCTCACGAATCGCTCCATGAAGAACTCGTCCTGCTCGCTCAATAAGGTCGTTGGCCCAGATGGACATCATAGTGATGTCCTTGTGCTGAATCAATCCCTTAGTGTGCTTTGCCTTGGTTGAATCATTAAAGAATCCATAGCAGTACACGCCGTCCTTGCGATTCTCAAGAACTGCATGTCCAAGGACATTCTCTGGGTTGTTGTGGCCGTGCTGCCAAACCAAGGGGACGGTCATAGTGTCCTGATGCGCGAATGCATCGGGCATGATGGTACGTCCGTCAGAGCACTTAAGCCCCGCCTTAGTGGCATAGCCGCTAAAATCTGCTTCCATTTTGACATTCCTTTCTAAACGATAGACGCCTAAGCCTTAAGACTTGGTACCGGCGTATTTGTTGGTGTAGAGACAGCTTCTGGACCCGTGTTATCTTCCATAGGACTACTATCCGGAACACGAAGGTTGCTGTTTCTGAGTTGATCTGCTCTCGGGTCATCCGAGGGCTTAAACCCAATAACCTTTCTAATCTCATTGGCTGTCAGGATCTCATTACGACTGAACTTGTCGACAAGTTCGGCCAATAATGTGACCGGTACAAGTCTGAACGGATCAATAAAGTATTGAATTCTCTGAAGGTCCTTAGTGCCTGTGACACCTAAGAAGGAACGTTGCATTGCTTCAACAACTGCGTCAACAAGTGGTTCGATGGTTCGAATGTTATAGTTAAGCAATTCTTCTGCGTTTGCAGACCCAACCATGATGGCCTCAGTAATACCCAATTGACTATACAACATGTTAGTGAGATACTCGATTTGCGCCAGAAGGTTGTTTTCAACCGGTCTGTTTAATTGAGTAATCTTCTCAGTTCCATCAGTATAAGCAATTCCGTATTGACTTCCCTTCAACTGAAACTCAATCTCATCTCGGCGCTTTTCCGCCTGTAACTTCCTTGCTTCTGATTTAATAACATAAGGAAGTTGAATAATTAAATCAAGTTTGCCAGAACTAGACTGTTCATCGACAGCATCCAAGAGAGACAGTTTCCTTATAAGTCGTTGAAGTGTAGAGTTATACTCATTCATAACTGAGTAAAGTGGATTCTCTACAATTGCAACAAACCTTTTAGGAAGTGTAATTACTTGCCGCATACCAGTTGATTCATTATACACATTTACTTGCACATGGTTTGGATACCAAGTAACAATTTCACCAACACGCATAGAGTAGATATCAACCAACTCGTTTGTGTTTGGGTCTAATGTCGTATCAGTCGGAACAATGGCTGCAACACCTCTATCAAACAAAGTCATGATAATGTCTTGTCTGAAAGCTCTTGGCGCTTGGTCTATGTTTGCTTCAAGCGTTAAACAGTTGTTAAGGTTACTATCTACATCATCTACATACCTTCCTTCTGCGTCAACCTTAATATGCTTAAGGACAATCGCAGAAACATCGATACTAAGTCTTGTGTAGATTGAAGAGATAATGGTTCGTTCATTACTATATCGACGTCTTGGATGAGATGGGGAAACCATTCCATACGAATATGATACCGCGCCTAAATCTTGAAGTGGTTCGTCCTGTGTAGAACGAAATGCGTTCCACGCAGTCTTCATTCTATCTAAAACCGCCAAGTGTCATCACCTCCTTTCGTCGAATATAAAAATTAAGTTTTACTTAACTGAGCCCCAATTAAAGATTTGACGACCCCCTTTAGTAGGTCTTGATTTCCCAACCAATAATGGAAGTATCAGCAACATTGGTTGACTTGATTGTAAACCCAGTTCCTGGCGTGATCGTCGTGATAAAAGGCGCTCCAACATTAGCTGGAGTTCCTGCTGGAGTCCTAATAAACACACGAACTGAAGCGTTTGCAGTAATGGCAGAAATACCAGTAACTGAAACAGTACCCGCAACTAACGTAGCACTACCAGTAACTTGGAACCCAGTAAGGTCTACCGCAACACCATCTTGACGGTACAACGACATCTGCTCAAGACCAATAGTAGAGTCAATTGCTGCTGATGGAACAACTGCAACCTGAGTAACTCGTTGATTTCCCATTTTATTCTCCTTTATTCGAAGGCTTCTTTGTTTGCTTTATATGCAATATATGCGTCCATCATAGCCGCAACATTATCAATCTTTTCTTCTGCTCGTTTCTTTAAAAGTTTACGGTTTCCGTTAGTATCTTCTAAAGTAACCGCATTAGACATAGCGAACGACATTAACTCTTGATCAAAGATTAATGCACGTTCTTCAGAAAGAATCTTAAGTTCTCCTAAGGGTACCGATTCAGTTCTAGCACCCTGAATAACTTTTTCGATTCCGTAAGGTCCGTTTTCTGCTTCCCATCTACCAACAAACTCTTTGGCATTGTATGGGTCAAACCCAAATGTTCTAACATCATATTCTGAAGCAATGATAAACGCGTCAAGGTCATCATAAACTTCCATCATATCAAGAACTGTTCCTGGCATGATTTGTAGACTTTCTTCAGCAATAAACTCTTCGTATTTGGAACGCATAGCACCAGGGAGTTTATTAAGAGTTAACTCTGTAATATAACTTCTTGTCTTAATACCAAAAGAACCATTAGACATTGGAAAGAGAAACGTAAATGCACAGAAGTCATCGCCTTGAGAAAGGTCTGCTCCAAGAGAACATGGAATTGCCCAGAACTCAGTAGACCTATGCGGCAATGTTTCTTCGTATGTAAAGAAGTATGTGTAACCTTCCATAGGAATTCCGAAGCGTTTTGCCAGGATGTCATTACGAGATGCTGGCGCTTTTTCTGCTCGTTCCACGTCTAGATGGTACACGTCATACGTTACAGTCTTGCCAAGGTTGGGGTTTGCTTTTAACCATGTCGAAGGGTCGGCGACTTCTTCAATGTCATCAAGTTTATAGTGCCAGATAGAAACGTGTGGCGCATCATACTCGCCCTTAAGTATGCTAGCAAGTTCCATTTTGATTGTATCGCCAGAGGCGTTACGAACGGTCCCTTCAGAACTGATGGCAACGATCAAATAGTCGTCCATCTTTGATGCACCTTGCTCGATTGCTCCAACCACATCTTCTCGAATGTCACCAGACAACCATTCGTCGATGGTTGATACTTTAGGACGTAAACCTTGCAGTTTACTTATAGACATTGGTCGAATCTCAAGCAACGAACCTGTTAGAAAGTTCTCGATACCCTTCTTGGTCGACGCCAACTTCTGTCGCATAGCACTAGGGCCAGTTGTGTTACGAACTGTGCCTTCAGTAAGGAACTTAAACAAAGGGCCTCTTGACCTGGTGATTGCTGTCCTGAATGGCGACATCACTTCTTCTGCTTGTTTCATAGTTGGCGCAGTAGTAATCTGATGAGTCGTTGAAATGTCTACGTTTAGGAAGTATGCTTGAATACAAAATCCATACATAGACTTGGCTGCACCTCTAGCGACGATTAAGTACTGCTTAGTGGTGAGACGTTTCTTGATCATCTTTTTGACGTATCCACCAGGTCTACCATTGATGCCTGGTTGGTAGATACTTCTTTCTACATAGTAATACCAACCAAAGATTTGCTCAGCCCAAAGTTTAAATGTGTCTAGAAGATGTAAATCGCTTCCGTCTGTAAGAGTTAATTCCCATTCACAGTATTTGATAAAACCTTCAACAGCATCTGAATCATAGTACATGCCCGGATCTGCAATAAGTTTATCAATACGATTCATCTCAAGAGAGATTTCATTATTAACTGGAATTTCCCCAGCAAGAACTTGTTCTCGAAAAAGGCCGTAGTAGTACGGTGTTTCAGTATTAGATAACGCCATACACTACCTCCTTATTCAAGCAATCTTTGCAACGGCAATAGCGCCAAGACCTTTAAAATTACTGACAAACTTTGCGCCGCCTTTAATTAAAGCTCTACCAGCAGGACTCTTAAATAATTCATATACCCCACCAGCAAGTGCGGCACTTCCTAGTACTTCTTTGACAAAGTTCTTTCCTCTTGCGTGCTTACTTGGGTTTAATCGTGCATAATTCTGTTCAAGATTTAAACGATTATTAACTGTCTGAAGTTGCTTATTAGACAAAGAAGAAACTGGCCGATCGTTTAATTTATGCGCAGTTTTATGATCAGTAGAAGAAACCTTTACGTTTCTAGCATTACGAATACCCCACTTCTGTCCCTTAACCCCGTGGTGTTCAAGAAAATCTTTGGCGTCCATGTCTAACCTCCTAACGCTTAATAATCTTGTTGATGTCGTAAATCTGTTTTTTACTTTTTACTTTAGACACTGCAGTTGACATGTGTTTTCTACCATTGGCGCTATTTAAATATGCAGCGCCGCCGAGAGCAACAGCAGTAAAAGCGGCTTGCGTTCCCATTTCACCAGTAAATTTTCTAGCAATGGCTCCCGCACGTTGTTTTGTTTTTGTTTTTCTGTCTGTACTTTTTCTTTCAGAGACCGCTTTTTCAGCATGTTTGGAAGGATCTTGGTTTGCTAGGTGATGATCAAAAGCTTTCTTATAGCCTGGAACCCGAGCACTTTTTCCTTCAACAGTTGCTTTAATTAACTTTCTTCGAGTTCCTGCGCCTTCTCCATAATATGCTTGAGCCCTTGCGTGTTCTTGCGCATCTTTTTTTGCTTCTCTGTTTACTGACCGAGAAACACCTTCTGGACGGTCATTACGAATACCCCACTTCTGTCCCTTAACCCCGTGGTGTTCTAAGAAGTCATCAATATCAATGAAGTTCTCCACCGTACAGCCACCCTTCCTCGATTTCATCGTCAATCTCATCCACAACAACCGTAGGAATTGGGATTGTGTTCTCTCGAATATAGTTTAAACGTGTCTCAAACTCAAGAATTTGTTTATTAGTGGCATCAATAGCAAACCCAGAAGCAGGAGGATCAAATATCATACGAACCTTTAGAAAGACGTACGTTCTTAACATACTGAGTTGATTATCTGGCGCATCAAGATCAGACCACTGAGTAGTATCATCTTCAACTATAACACAATTATCTGGCCCGATACCCATTTGGTTGATCGTTGACAAAGTCGCATTAATATGCGTAATGATGTCAAGGTCGAAGGCGGTGTAGTCAGAACCAATTCCGAGAATCTTTTTTGTACTTGTTAGAATGCTGTTTTCCATCTTTCACCTCCTTACCAAAGTTTGGTATCACTGGGTCGTCTTTCGGTTACTACTTTAGGATATAACTTTTTAACGCCAAAGTGAATTGCGTTATGTGTGTTGTGTGTGGTGGTTACTAGAAACTCCGGGTCTAATATCCAACTTTCTTTATGGATAATATCATCGGCAACCATTGGATTTATGTGATGAATAAGTACTCGATCATAGATTTCGTAACCAAATATACCTAAATCACACCCATTGTCTCTAGCAATGACGTGTTGCCTTACGTCTTCCCATTCACGTGACATGTAGAATTGTTGGTTAATATGACGATCAAAACCAAACGTTGATCTACCAACTCCACCTTCAAGTCTCAAATAATCAAAACGTTCATCAAAGGTTTCAAACCGACGAAGTTCTGAATATGTTTTATAGCTAGGCATTTACTATGGAGCAATCCAGGTAGCACCGCCATCGGGTGTCGTCCAATCGACCCATACACCGTTGTTTGTGGTGTTTGCGTCGGAAATGAGAACGATCCACGTTGGATCAGGAATATAATCAGTAGGTGCTTTAACGATGTTAATAATCGTCGTCCCAGTTGAGTCCATAACTGCGTACGTAATCACGATGCCCTCCAAATGATCGTCACGGACCCGATACCACCAGCGCCAGATGTGCCTCCGATTCCTCCGGTCCAGGCGCCACCACCACCTCCACCTCCACCACCTCCTGGTGATGTAGCCGAACTAGATTCGCCAGCGTTGCCAATGCCACCAGAGGTCGAAGCACCGTTGACCCCTGTCCCCTGTCCGGCCGAGCCATAGCTGTTTCCGC